TCATGAGCAAGATATACGAAGCGGGAACCGATTTAGTGACACTTAGTTACCTTAGAGACATGCGTGACGATCTTTTGCAAGATTGCGATTGGACACAGATGCCAGATAGCCCTTTAAGTGACACAAAAAAAACAGAGTGGGCTACTTACCGACAAGCACTTAGAGATCTGCCCTCTAGTTATTCCAACTCCGATGCTGTAACGGATATAGTATGGCCAACCCAACCGAGCTAATGCACAGCGTACTTTGGAGTGGGATCTACTTACACGAAGGGCATTACGTTTCTTTTCGTATTCTAGAGGACGATACCGTAGTTATCAAAGAGATCTTAGAAAGAAGCGGACATGAACATTCCTCTGAAAAGATTTATGATATAGACAAAGCTCTGGATTATCAGAAGCAACTTATTAATTTTGGCTATGAACAAATAGGAGGATTATATGAATGAAGATATAACAAAGGAGAATACCGAAGCTCCAATTAAGAAAAAACTTGAGCTTGATATTGACGTAACCCCAAGAAACGAAGCTGATAACCCTTTTGCAAAGTGGGTACATCTTGCCAAAACAGTAGATGCTTGGCGCATATTCCCTAGAATCTTTGTCAGCGTTTACATTATTCTTCTCTATAAGGTAGTGATCTGGTTCATGGAACTTCCAGAACCAAACTTAGAGCAATCCGCCTTAGTGTCAATCGTAGTTGGAGCGATGGCGGCAGTCTTTGGGATCTACGCAGGCACCTCAGGACAGAGCAAGAAGTTCAAGGGCGAGGATTGATGGATACATTTAATCTCATAGCAGAAGTCGGGGTACCGATTGCAGGTGCTTTAGTCATGGCTTACTTCATATTTCTGGTTATGAAACAGCTTATGGACGGCTTAGTGTCTGAGATCAAGACCATACAAGGTATAACGCAGATGCTTATCACAAGAGCATCTATAATGAATAACGACATGATAAGAATAGACGTAAGCGTCTCTAGTGCCTTGGATTTATCTCCAGACTTAGCTCGGATAGCAAGGGCAGAGAACTTTGTTGAAGATGGCAAGATAGATGCTAGAAGGGATTAATGGATATAGCACAACTTATCGCAGACTTTGGTTTCCCAGTAGTCATGGTGATGGGTTTAGGCTACTTCGTCTATTATGTTTGGCAAACAATCACTAATACTATAGACCCATCTATACAGGATATGAAAAAAACCATTATCCGATTGACTGACCAACTACGCCTTTTAGATCAAGATATGATACGATTACAGCAAAAGGTGAACACCGTTTTAGAGTTAAAAGAAGAGAATAAGTTAAAAAATGAGCAAGAGAAGAAAAACCCTAGCAGAAAGAAGGTTTGAGCATTACTTTGCTTTAACAGGCATTGCCGTTATTGTCCTAAGTATTGTTATAGGCGGGATACAGAGTGTCTTTGCCGACGAGATGGTCTTTAAGTTCAAGAGTCCAAGCTTCTCGGGTATAGGCACATCAGCGCATTACCTCACCATAGAAAACCAAGAATTTAGCCGTAAACTAACCATTAAGGAAGAAATAGAGGCGTTACAGGAACAAATAGAAAGAGACAAAGAAAACACCACGTTAGCACGGTTTATTAGGAATTTAGAAAGTCGTATATACGCACAGTTGTCCAGACAGCTTGTAGAAAACTTGTTTGGCGAGACTCCCTCAACCGAGGGGACAATCACTTTAGAAGGCAATCAAATAGCTTATGTATCAGATGGCGACTTTATCACTCTTACGATTACCGACGAGACAGGTGGTGTTACGACTATATCTCTGCCTATCGGTAATTTTACTTTCTAGTTGTGCTATTAACGGTAAGTGGCAAAATGAACCTACCAACGAATTAGCACAGGTAAACAGTCTTGTAATTAAAGACTTAACTCTAGTGGGTCAAGCTGAAAAGAAACCGACTGTTGCCGTTTACCCTACTGCGTTTAAGGACGATACAGGCCAACGCAGGGGCAACAGTTCATTCGCTACTTTTTCTACGGCGGTTACTCAAGCCCCGCATATATATCTGATAAGAGCCTTACAGCACTCAGGCTTCTTTCATGTGGTAGAAAGAACAGGCTTAGATAACCTGACCAAAGAGCGACAGATCATCAGGTCCACTAGAGAAAACTTTGAAGAGCAAAAACCCTTAAAGCCTTTATTATTTGCAGGTTTACTAATGGAAGGCAGTGTTGTAGGATATGAAAGCAATGTTAAATCAGGCGGTTATGGTGCCAGATATCTTGGAATAGGAAGTTCCAAAGAATATCGCCAAGATACAGTTATCGTATCTTTACGCACAGTATCAGTATCTACTGGTCGCATATTATTAGAGGTCTTGGTAACCAAAACAATACTTAGTGTTGCGGTATCCCAAGATGTTTTTAGATTTGTGGCAAGCGACACAGAGTTAGTAGAAGTAGAGAATGGTATGACCGAAAACGAATCAGTAAACCTTGCTCTCCAAGCAGCTATAGAAACTGCAGTTCTACAGACCATAAAAGAAGGCCACAATTTAAAGTATTGGAGTATTAAGGATGAATAAATTTTTTGCGGTTGGATTTTTAATGGTAGCAGGATCTATCTTCTCTGCCGATAACGAGGTGTACATAGATCAGTCAGGTGCAACCGTTGATATTGACGTAGAGCAGTTAGGCTCGGGAAACCTTATCGGAGGTACAGCTTCTATACCTGGCACAGTTACAGCTTTAGATCTTGACGTGACCTCGGCGACCATAGACATTAATCAGATAGGAAACCTTAACAAGTTCTTGGGCGATATAACCTCGGATACTTATACAGGCTTCTTTGAGTTTGATGGGGATAGTAATACTTTCAATATACAGACGGATCCCACCAATACCTTTGGTGCCGATAACTCTAATATTTTTGTAGACGTGACAGGTAACACCAACAACCTGACACTCAACCAAGCGACTGCAGCTCTTGCTTCGCAACTAGATTTAGATTGGATTATTAATGGAGGCGGTAATACAATAACTGCGAGTATTGATGCCGATGGAGCCACTAATTACATGAATCTAGACGGTAACGATAACAATGTTACTTTTGACGGAGATGGTTATGCAGGTCAATTCTTTAAACTAGAACACACAGGCGGAAGCAGGACATTTAATGTTAACCAACAATCAACATTGGATAATGACTGGCTCAGGATCATTTCTAATGGTTCTAATGGTACTGTTTGCGTCAACCAAAACGATCAAGGCACAAGCACAAGTTGTTGACATAGGTTCGGTTAGCGAGTTACGAGGCTATGCCAAGGTAATTCGTGATGATGAGTTTGACCCTAAAATAGACTTCGGCATACAAAGCATGGACGACGTGCGAACCTCTAATGGTCGCCTTGCTATCAGTTTCCTAGATGATTCCAAAGTCCGTTTGACCGAACACTCCTCGCTTATTATTGACGAGTATATCTACGATCCTAACCCAAGCAATACTAAAATGGCTCTTAAGTTTGCCAGTGGTACCGCACGTTTCATTACAGGTAGTCTCAATAAGATAGACAAGAAAAACATATCACTTAGCACTCCTACTGCGAATATAGCCATACGAGGTACGGACTTTACCTGCACAGTCAACGAGTTAGGGGAATCGCTAATTATTCTTTTGCCCGGTGCCTCTGGTATATCTTCTGGAGAGATCGTAGTAACCACCATGGCAGGAAGTGTCACTCTTAATAAACCTTATGAAGCTACAACTGCAACTATGTTTGAGTCCGCTCCCAGTAAACCTGTCATTCTAGATCTTACCCTTGAACTAATTGATAACATGCTTATCGTCAATCCACCTAAACAGGACGAGAGGTTTATAGAGGAGGTAAAATCAAGCGGAGAGGCCAGTTACTTAGATTTTGATGATCTTGACATTGATTATCTTAATGAGGACTTTCTAGAGGGCGATGACCTAGAATTTACCGAACTAGATATAAACTACCTAGATGTAAATTTCCTGGAGGATCTTTTAAATGTGTTAGATGCACTTGCTGTCGGGGAGGAAGAAGATAAACTTGCCGAGGCAACAGGAATCAATATCACAGGTACTTTGATTGGCAAAGATCCCGATACCCAAATCACAACCTTGGTTTCAGGGTCAGCTATAAGTTTCAGGAGAGAGGTCTCTGAGTCACTAAGACTTGATGTAGACGGCAGTAATGCCTACACCATCATTTTTATACAGGATGGGGTGACTAATATCATAAAAGTAAACGGTGGCGGCGATTCCACCATTAAGATTACGCAAAGCTCGTGAAGTACAAGATTGGCATAGCTCTTCTAGTTTTGTTAAGCCTGCCTTTAGTTTTTCAGAGTATGCCTACCGAAATATTAAAGCTCAAAGTCTTTGATGCTTTAGTCATCACACCAGAAGAGTCAGGTTACTTTGCGACTCTTAACATCACTGAAGAAGATATAACAAATGAAGGTGGTTATCCGTTAAGCCGTTCACGACTTGCGGAGATTCATATTGAGTTATTGCAAAAAGGAGCTATCGGTGTTGGTTGGTCACTAAGCTTTCCGCAAAAGGATAGATTCAATGGTGATGATGATTTCGCTTATGCCCTTTCACTTGCTCCTTCGTTGCTTTCTACGTTTGAAAATGACACAGGTAATACACCTAAAGCGGTTGGAACCGTAATACTGGGCAATGATGTTGGCGGTATTCCTATCAAAGGCGTGATAGAAAACTATGAAAAACTCAGTGCTAATGCTATGGAAGGGGTGTCGTCAACGAGGATAGATATTGATGGCCTCGTTCGCAGAATGCCTCTCTTGTATAAAACAGAAGATGGTTGGACTCCCGCTTTTGGAACCCAGATTTTGAAACTTCTGACAGGTAGTGACACTTACATCATAAAAACAAATCAGAATGGCGTTGAAGAGGTAAGGGTCAAAGGATTGCCCCCAGTTAAGACGGATTCGTTTGGTCGTAAGTGGATATCGTGGATAGTCCCACGTGAAACATCTTTATCGGAAATGAACGTAGAGGGACGTTTTGTGATCGTTGGCGTTACTGCAAAAGGCGTTATGCCACAATTAGCTATACCTAACGGTCAACTTTTGGAACCGCATAAAATACAAGGAGCATTAGCTGAGTCAATTTTGCTAGAAGACAGTCCGTACATCCCTGATTACGCTCTTGCGGTTGAGTTACTAACGCTTTTGTCCTCTCTGATTGCTATATGGCTTCTTATCAACGGCTTAGGCATTACTTCGGGCATTTCCCTAGCTTTTGTCGTTTTCGCTTCTACGGGCATTTCAGGTGCTTTATTGATACGTTCTGGATTGCTTCTTGATTTTAGTTGGACTCTTATATCGCAGTTCATCATGGCAGCAGTGGCATTTTATTTAAATTTTAGGGAGCAATACAAACTCCGACAGCTCATCAAGAAACAGTTTGAGCATTATTTAGATCCTAGACAGGTCAAACGATTGCAGTCTAACCCTGAGCTTTTAAAATTAGGCGGTGAGA